AATCCCTTGGACTCGACTCAGAAGCTCTTGTTCGGTAAGCCCGTAACGGTTGTATCGAATAAAGTATTGCCGACAGATACGTCTGTGGCGAGTGCGAAGAAGGCACCGGTCATCATCGGTAGCTTCACGGATGCAGTCGTTCTCTTCGACCGTCAGGCTACGACGCTTACGGGTACGTCTGTTGGCGGGGACGCTTGGAAACGGGACAGCTATGACGTGAAGGCTGTAACCCGTATCGACGTTCAGAAGTTCGATGATAAAGCCGTTGTATTTGGCGAATTGACCATTTAGGAGCTGAAAATTATGTTACTGAATGACGTAAAGCTCTATCTGCGAGTCGATGACTATACGGAAGACGAGGTCATTCAGGGCATGATAGACGCAGCCAAGCAGTATATTCAAACAGGTACGGGCGTCACGTTCGACGAGACGAACGCCCGTCATCTGTTGACGCTGAAGATGATAGTAGCTCACTGGTACGATAACAGGGGGCTCGTCGGGACTACGACGGAGCTTCCGTTTACCGTCACCGCGCAGCTACTTCAGATTGAAGCCGAAAGGAGCGAATAACGTGAGTGATGTAATTCAATACGCTAAGGTCATTGAGCCGTGCGTATATAAGAACGAATTCTATGAAGTCGACGATATCATTACGGGAACAGAAGAAGAAATCGAACAGCATGTCCACTTCGGATACGCTGTTCCGACTGAAGAAGCCCCCGTAGTTGAAGAAGAGGTCGTAGAAGAACAGCCCGCTGAAGAACCGGCTGAAGAAGAAGCGAAGAAAGGTAAGAAATAATGACAACCGTATCCGACCTCAGGTCACGGGTTGAGCTCTATAGACCGGCTGTCGAGTCTGACGGTCAGGGCGGTTATGAAGAACGCATGGACTTCGTGAACACGGTTTGGGCTCAGGTCCTGAAGCCGAGGTTCTGGGACGGCGAAGCGGGCGGCGGTCCTGTAGCCGGCATTACTCAGGGTATAACGATTCGATATCGTGAGGACGTCGGGTACGACTGGCAAGTCGAGTATAAGAACGTACGGTACCGCATCATTCATATCGAATATGGAGAACGTCGAGATATGATGACGCTGACCTGTACGGCGGTCGAACACCACGGATAGGAGAAGCCATGTATATTAAGACGAATCTCGATGACGTAACTTTCAAGGCCACGGCTGACCTGTCGAAGTTCAATGACCTGACGAAGGAACGGATCCGCGACGCGGTGAGACAGAAGGCCGCTGAGGTCCAGGCTAAAGCGATTGAACTTGTGCCGAAAAACACAGGAAAGCTCGCCAGTCAGATTCATCTGGAGTTCGTGAACTCTGAGAAGACGACAGCCGCCAAGGTCTATACGAAAAACAAGATAGCACACTTCATTGAATACGGGGCAGGCGGTGCGGTTATCGTGCCAAAGAAAAAGAAAGCCCTTGCCCCCGGAGCTACGGGTTGGTTCATGGCGAAAGCCGTCATACCGGCTCGTGCGGCTCACCCGTTCATGAAGCCCGCTATTGACTTCGTACGTCCGTCTATCGAGTCGGCGATTAAGGAGGCTATCATTCGTGATAAGTAGAATCCCGTTCAATGCGGTACAGCAGAACGTCTATCAACTGCTCTCAACGGGGCAGACGGTACCGACGTATGACAGTGTCCCGACGGGACCTGAACACATGCCGTATATTGTTCTCGGAGAGTTTCACGGTTCGCCCGTGAACGAGAACAAAACGACGGTGTATCATACGGTATCTCAGCAGATACACGTATGGACGAAGGGAAAAGGAAAAAAAGAAGTAAACGACATTCTCGATGATGTCGTTCATTTACTTACGAAGTACGACCTGAATCTCAACGGATACACGCAAATAGGTACGGCGACCATATCACAGTATCAAGCGTATCAGGAGCTCTATGCGGATAAGACAAGCGCTTATCACGGAGTCCTGTCCGTCGAATGGGTACTTCAGCAAGAATTAAATTAAAGGAGGACAATAAATGGCATTAACAGAAGATAAAATCAAGAACCTTCCTGTGATGGAAGACAACACAACGGCCGTAGCGGGGAAGGATACCCTGGTCTACATTGCCCTGGACAACGCTCCGACGTGGCTGCTCTTAGGCGGTCAGCGTAATAACCCGTTATCCCGTAAGGCCGATTCTATCGACGCTACGTCGAAGGATAGCGGTAACTACGGCGATAAGTTACCGGGTATGCTTAACTGGACCATGTCCTATGAAGGCTTATATGTTATGAACGACGAAGCCGTCGAAATCTTAGAGAACCGCTTCAACAACCGTAAGCCCGTATTCATTCGTCAGGAATATCCGGACGGCTCTTACCGTACGGGATGGGCGTCCGTTACGACACTGGACGAAGACCACAGCTACAGCGGCGTGTCTACCTTGAAGGTGACGTTCGAAGGCAAGGGTGCTATCTCTGATATCCAGAAGCTCTCGGCTGTACCGAACCTCGGTGCGTCTACAAGCACGGTATCGAAGGCGGCGCTCAACGATATCTCGATTGCGATTACGCCGGCCGAAGCCAATGTACGTTCTGTAATTATGGCCGACGGCACGAAGCTGTATCAAGAAACGGACTACACTTACAGCCAGGGTGCCCTGAAGCTCTTGAAGACGGGAGCCCTCAAGGACCATATCTTAGTCGGCGACAACCTCATTACGATTACGATTACAGCCGACGTCAAGCTTACGTATAAGCTTAAAGTTACGGCTTAGTAGATGTGAAAGAAGGGCGGTCGAAAGGCCGCTCTTTTTTATTATTATCCGTAAAGGAGATATGAACATGAAAACAACACGGACGTTAATCGTCGGTGATAAACGATACGAAGCATACCTTACGATTAAGGATATGCGAATGATAGAACGAGAAATCAGCCAGTCTCTCTTGTCCATATTCGACGCCAGTTCGATTGCCGTCGTGTCTCGAATGACAGCGAACATCGATATTGACCTCGTCATGGCTACGCTACGGTACGGTTTGCACGATAAGCGGCACGGCAAACGGACCGATGATGAGCTATATGACCTTATCGACGAATACTGTGCGGTCGAAGGCCAGACTATGGACTATCTCGGAGGCCTTGTCATACAGCTGATATTCGATACAGGACTGTATAACAAAATCAAATTTAAGCCCGACACCGGTAAAGCAAAAAACGCCGAACCGACGACACCGAAGAAGCAGGGACGGTAGTCGTCGGCTCGATGGAAGAATGGGTCGAGGCGGCTGAGCCCGTGGCATACGGCATGCTAAACCTCAAACCGTATGAATTCGAAGATATGCAGATACGCGAATTCAATGCGATGGTGCAAGGTCACCTCAGGCGTAAGAGAGAACGAGATGAGATGAACGCCTACTTCACGTACTGGCAGATGAAGCCTCATCTCGGAGAGAACTCTTCGCTCACACCGGCTGATATACTGGCGCCGCTTTACCCGGACGCTAAGCCCGACCCGAAAGAAGATAAAGAAGAACTCATGAAAGCCTTCGGTATGTAAAGGGGGATAGCCATTGGCAACTGTTGCAGATTTACTTATAAAAATTGGAGCGGACGGCAGCGGGCTGTCCTCGGAATTAAATAAAACCAAGCAAGAAATACAAAAGACCTTCTCGGCGAATCCGATAAACGAATTCTCAGGAAGCGTCGATACGGCGACCGGTAAGGTCAACTCTATGCTCGGGAGTCTTACGAAGTTTGCTGGCATCGCCGCGGCGGGGTTCGGCCTGAACGCCATTGTGGAAAGCGCCGTCAATGCGGGCGAATCGCTATACCAAGTACAACAGCGATTCAATCTCACGACGGCCGAAGCGGCTAAACTCTCAGGCGTACTTAAGATGACTGGCGGCGACGTAGAGACGGCTGCCAAGTCTATTATGAGACTCGACAAGAACCTTGCCAATAACACGGCAGAAGGTCAGAAGGCGGCCGCCGTCTTATCACAGATGGGGCTGTCGCTCACTGATTCGACAGGCAAGATGAAGCCCATGAACGAACAGCTCGCTGTTCTGGCCAAAGGGTATAAGGCAGCTAATGAAGCGGGACAGGGTCAGGAGTTTCTCATGGCTACCCTCGGCACGAGAGGGCTCGCCCTGACGAAGACGCTGCTTAATTATGAAGAAGCAGCACAACGGGTCTCAAAGATTAAGGGCACAGGCCTTGACCCTAAGCAAATGCATGAAGCCTACATGCAGATTCAGGAAGTCAATATGCAGTTCAGTAAGCTCGGCACGGTAGCCGGGGGAGCTCTTGCTCCGCTTGTCATGGAGATACTTCCTCAGGTTATGGACGGGCTGTCGCACACCGCAAACTTCATTCGTCAGAACAAGGATGAAATCAGTACGGTCATTGTTACCGTCACGAAGCTTGTAGCGGCATACGAAGCGCTGAAACTTGCGAAAAAAGGCGCAAGCGTTATCGGTGGTGTCGTAAGCTCGGTGCAAGATACCGTAGCCGACCGAACCGCCGACGCTCAACAGCAAGCCCTTACCAAGGCTCAGGAACGAAGAATTAACAAGGCGATCGCCGATAGTGACCGCATGTACGCACAGATGAGGCGAGAAGCAGTAAAGACGGCTAATCAGCAGAACCTTTCTGCCGAAGAGACACAGATGTTCATGGCTGAGAAGTTTACCCAGATAGGACTAGAGTCGGCACAGGCGGCCGAACGAATTCGAGTCGAAATGACTAGAGCCTTTGCGGCGGTAAACGTGGAAGCCGAAAAGAGTGCCGCCATTGTGTCGGAGTCCGTGAAGGCCTCGACGTATACAGCTGATGCGGCGG